AGAATACTGGAGTTCTCAAGTCACATCTTTTACTAAATCATTTTATTATTCTTTACAATATTTTTGGTGAAGCAACAACCCCAATGTTGTTTTTCAAAATTGATGAAGACTTATGGCCTTCAATGAAGACTTTTATTATGTTCTTGAATCGATTCCCAGAGTTTCCAAAAACTCATATTCATGATGTTAAGGTCGATTTAAATTGTCTTAGAGAACTTAATCGGGTCTACAATGAAAAAGAAGGTACTAAAAAAAATAATTGACTTCGTTAGAGAAGAGATGATGACTACTGGTAGTACTGCTGGTAAACCAGGATTCAGTAGTAAGGCAGATGCAGAAGGACCTACTGCTGGTTTTGATCCTGTTATGAAGAAAAGAAAGAAGTATCTCTCAGGTGGTCCAGGATCTAGAAAGAGATGGATGCAGAGACGTGAGAGTTAACGACGCAATATTTGAAAAGTTTGTAGATAACAATATTCAGATGGGCAAGTTGATTGCTGTCCATGATGAGAAGTTAGATAAGCAAGACAGAATAGATGCAGTCCTTTTTGAGAAGGTAGAGCATCTCCATAAAGATTTACATGCACATGCAGCATCTATTAGAGAAGATTACTCTAGGGATTTTAAGCAAGTGGATGATCGTCTTCGTGTAATAGAAAAGAAGATGTGGACAATTGCTGGTTCTATAGCAATTATTAGTGTTTTAGTATCACCCGTTGGACAGAGGATTGTTGGTGAAGTATTGACATCACAACAGGAAACGAGTATGATACAAACATCGGTTGCTGTAGTTGATGGATCACGTTGATTCAAAATTTATAGGACTTGTCTCACCAAGACTACAGAAATTTAAAAGAGTAAAACCAGATCTTTATAATTTTAGATGTCCTATCTGTGGAGACTCCCAGAAAAATAAGAGTAAGACTAGAGGATATCTATATGGTGTAAAAGCCGATGTGAACTTTAGGTGTCACAATTGTGGTGCTTCAATGACTCTTAGTAATTTTTTAAAGACTATAGATCCTGTTATTCATAAACAGTATGTTTTTGAAAGATTTAAGGATGGTCATACTGGGAGGAATACTGTAGTAGAGGAACCAAAGTTTAATTTTAAACCACCACAGTTTGGTCCAAAACTTGATCTACCTAAAGCATCAGATGTACAGATTGCTAAAGATTATCTTGAGAAGAGATCATTAGATCCTAAAAATTTTTATTATACACCTAAGTTTAAAAGGTGGGTAAATACTTTAGTTGATAAATTTAGTGATGTAAAATATGATGAACCGAGGATTATTATTCCTCTAATATATGAGAATCAAATTATTGGATTCCAGGGAAGAGCTCTAGGCCCTAACTCTGTTAAATATATCACAATCATGCTTAATGAGGAGGCTCCGAAAGTATATGGACTTGACAGTATCAATAGAAAATTTCCAGTCTACGTGGTCGAAGGACCG